CCGGGATGTGTCCGCAATGAATATACACTGCGCACATAACCAAAACATAGTTAAACAGGCAATTCAGGAAAGTGGTAATCCACAACCCCGACGCCAATCCGTAGATGCACAAAAAGAGCACACCGCGGTTCAACACGATCTGATACACACATGAAATAACAAGGTGTTTCGCAATCGTTGCCTCCTCATGGGAAAAGCCGTTGCGGACATACCATTCGTACGTCGCATCAGCTGCAAGGCGGAAAAGCCAAGCCCAATGACGGATGTCAAACTTGTTTTGGTCGCAGCACATCTGGCCATCAAACGCCAGCATGCGCTCCATCACCTCTGAGTACTCTTTTGCAAAGCAATTAATCCCGGGCATCATCGAAGTGATGTCCCGATACTTATAGCAGTGCGCCATGAGCGGAAGAAGGTATTTTCTCCCAACAAAGTTGAATGCACCACAGCACACACTAAATAAGCGCGTGTTGTAGGTTTCAGCTTTCTTCTCTGAAACTGGTTCGTCCTTAGGGGTGTTTTCCGTGAGTATATACACCGGTCCGTTGAGCAACTGCCTCTCGTAAGAGGCAACTGCAGCAGCGAAATCCGGGTTAACTCCGTACTCTACTTCCTCCTTAGTCCGATCCACTTCTACCACTTTTGTCTTGGGTGATAAACCAAGTGTCTTCCACATTGGTCCCATGGACGTCTTTAGAGGGTATGCACCACAATAGACTTCACCGTTGCCGGCGAACGCTTCACCGTCAGTGAGCGGTCTGAGGGACGCCTTAGGTAAGGCGCGGAAGAAGCCGTCCATCACAAAACGAGCCAAATCGATGTCCGCATCCAAATAGACGCGGTCACACAAAATAGCATACTTGTGCTTGAACGGACTGTTGAACTCTCTGACATTGTCATACTCAGTCATCCCACCAAAACCCATGTAGGGTTTAGCGAAATGTTTCGGAATCTCGGCCGCCAAAAGCGGCGCGATCTTCGTCTTCATGAGCTTAGACTTGTCTGTTCGTCCATGTTGACCAATGGCGCCAATTATTGAAATCGGACACCCTGGAACCTGTGTGACTTGAGAGTCAACAGGGGGGGCTTCAAACTTTACCCCACTTAAGAAAGCTTGTGCAGCCACAGACAACACCGGTGAAGGCATTGCATCCATGACAGAAGCCGGTACCATGTCCCTCGTCAGGGGGACGTAGATAGCCGTCTTCTCAAACGCAGCAATGTGGAAACCCAAAACAACGGGTCTCCCACGAATGTGCGCTGTGTACAGCTTTCCGCAGTAACCCATCTCACCGGGGTTGACTTCGGTTGTAACCTTAACGTCCACTTTCTTTCCAGGGAACACGTCTTTATCAGACACGAACACTGGCCTAGAAGAGCAAACGCTTGGGTTCGCTGGCCCAAGGAGGGCCCCATCTCTGTAAACATCACATTGAGGGGCTTCATCCTTCACCAGCAACTGGTCATAGATCCCCTTTCCTGGGGATCCCATGATCCGAACAGCCACAAGATCAGTTGCAAACTGGATAATATCGGTATAGGTATACAATGCTTGATTGTACCACCCAACCTCGTTATCCTGCACACCAATTCGTATGCAAATCTTGTATTCTTTCACATCTGGTAACACAGAATGCTTCGGTAAGCACCAATAGCTCTCATTGAGCTTAAAGGCACTACACTTAGCACCGCCGCGTTCTTCTCCGTCAGGTGAATAGAACATAATGGCCGCCGGTTCTTGAACCAGCGCAATCCTCCTGTGGAAATGATCCATTCCTTCTTTCTCGATATGATCGACTGAAATAGGGGCATAAGATGCATGCCAGGGATTCGCCTTCTGGTCCTTGTTGACCTTCTCAACAGCACGTCGCGTCAACTCCAACTTCTCCAGTTCTCCACTTCGGAGACTCTGGATAATGTCTTCCTTGACAATAGCCTGAGATTTCACGGGTTCTTCAGTAGGTGACCCGTACACCTTGTAGCCTGCATAGGCCACCACAATACCTGCTCCGATAGCAGTGAGAATTGGCACAAACTTCTGTGCCGCCTTCCACTGTTTCTCGGCGTATTGATACACCTTACGTGTGGCATAAGCTTTCGCCAGATCTTCACAGTGCATCACCGTGTTCTCTGTAAGACGAACAGCTTTCTCCACACCGCTGGCTGTTAACAACCAAGCCGCACGCGCTCCATAAGCAAACATGGTGGCATATCCACCAATGCTCAAGGCGCCATACAAACTGGGTTGCTTAACGAAGTCTTTGACTCCGTCCGCCACACCTGTCGATCCATAATACATTCCGCCAATAGCCATAAAGGGCTTATCAAGCATCTCAATATCAAAATCACAGTGTTTCCTCAGGCGGTAGTCAAGTTCGACTGTACCAACCCAAGATACACCAGCAGCAATCAATGTCAAAAACATCGCCTTCGCCTCCACATTCGGAGTGCTCGGCGACAATAGACAATCGATCAATGCAATGGTGCCCAGGCCATAACCAGCCTGCCAGACAAACGGGCGCATAGAGTTTCGCTTAAACGT